TCCTCGCGCGCGCACACCCGCAGTATACGCAGTACGACGACTAGGAGTACGCAGAACGCCACCAGCGCGGCGCCGGAAGGCCCCAAGACTTTGACGAGATCGGTATCTTCCATTCATTACTTATTGTAATTTCCAAATATAGTATCTTAATAGATAGTTAAAAGGGCAAGAGTTAAGTCGAATGCCCGACTCCATGAGCGACGTTCGAGCTTGAGAGAAAATGTATCATTTAGGCCCTCTTAAAGGAGAAGGCACGGCGAAAATCTTGATTTTCTATGTACTACCGTGACTTCAGTCTTAATGTCTTGGACACTTAAGACTTAAACCGTTAGGTTTTTATTTAACCGTTAGGTTCTTCTAACTTATTTTTATAGTAATATGTATACCATTCTAGGGAACGTAAGTGACATTAGTGTATTAAAATATAATGTAAAAGTCAATCTTATTTTATGGTAAACTAAAATACCCAGGTAGTGCCGCTAGGTCTACCGAATCCCCTTCAACAGCTGGTCTGTTGTTCCATATCCAGAACTTGCGCCAAGCCAAGTTTCTTTCAGCCCAGTCGGGCTCCCCGTCATCTTGTTGACCGGGGTTAACTAGAACTGTAAGTTCTTTATTATCGTTCCACCAGTGAACTTTAGCGAATCTGCGAACGACTGCTTGGAAGCGAGGATCGCTCCAGCCATAGTAGGCACCAGTGGGGCCACCTTTCTTCCACCAATGACTTGGATGTCTATTGGTTGCAAAGTGCATTTCACGTGCTAGTAACACAGTTTGAGCACCCTTGGTCTCAATTTGACCAGCACCCATATTGGTGATGTTGTTAAAATCTTCCATCTTACCGAATCCGTCGCCTCGGAATTCGTCCATTAGTACGACAGGGTGTTTGTCGTAACCACACCACCATTTGTGTGCACAATTCTTTGTGTATAGTCTTTCTTCACGTCTACCAATGACGTCCATCTTAATCTTCGTTGTCTTCCCCACAGCAGTAGGACCGAAGTATAATTCTAAGTGGCGTTGCTTTTGACCTTGTGTAGGCAACCCGTTATCTTCAAGCATTGCTTGTTCAACCCAATAAATCCGTTCAGCCGCTTCAGCACGTTGCAGAGCTAACGTATTCACCAGGTACTGTGCATTCTTTCCAAATTGCACACAATGCCCAGGCATTTCATCTACCACATCTTCAGTAATCCCATTGTTGTCTAGGACCAATGCTGCAAATCGATCCATGTCAGATCGTTTGCCTTGACCCTTCAACGCAAAGATTTCTTCGTTGATATACCATGGACCATCAGTACGTCCGTCTTCTTTGGTGCAGTACTTCAAATTCTGCGCCTTATTGCCATTGGCATATTGCCACGACATCTTGTACGGTGCAACTAATTTATGCACCCCACTCACATAGGTTCTTTTTTCAAGTTCAACGTAACCTTGAAAGTGGGGAGTTCCATTCTCCCCCAGTTCCTTTTGAAACACAACGCATCTAAATGCATTGGATGCTTCCATATAATCACGGAATTCCTCCCCAGTGATGGTAGGATTATTCCAAGTGAAAATATATCTTTGGACTAAACGTCCTTGACCCTTAGTGGCTTGAGCACTAGTTGTCAATTGTTGTTCATTACCCTTGCGCTTTTTGGTCACAGCCATAGTAAGGCCATCGATGTCTTCATCCGAATCGGAATCATTAGGCAGGACAAGTGGGCGAGAGCGTCTAATTGGAGTAGTGAGATCATCGAATGGAAAACTAATTTCTTCAGAGTTAATATAATCAGTGTCGATGTCGGAGAGACCCAATGACCCATCATCACGAGAGACTTGAGGAGTGACTGTTTCACCCATTTCAAGATCATCCCAGATGGATGCATCGTTAGGTCCCCGTTGGGGGATCAGGTCAGGCAGACCGTGGATATCTGGTAATCGCAGAGTTGTCATGCGAGAGAAAGGTACAGGAAGTAATTGAACCACTGCATTTTCATCTTCTTCAATGACTTCAGTTTCATCACCACTATCAGTGATGGTTTGAGGGATAATGACACGCAGTTGCTTGCGTTCAGAATCAGTAAGCTTCGCAACCCGCATGTTGTCGGTTGAGAGAGTTGCATTACTCCAGTTGAGTGGAGATTGAAAAAGAGCGCGAGTGTTTTTCTTAGACATTTTCGGAATAAATGTTGAAATTCTAAATCATGTATATGTGTTAGTATCATCGGAAGGAAGAATGTATGATGAGTGGAGTGTACTACTAGACCAATTAGAGTACTAGTTGAGTTATAACTTGAGTTTATGTCTGAAAGTTGTATAATTTGATCAAAAAATCACAAAATTGTCAAAAATGCAAAAATACCTCAAAATACCCAAAATCAATTATTTTGGCCATTTAATTAATTAATTAATTAATTTATGTAAAATACTCAGTAAAAGCGCGGATATACCAGTGCGAACACATGTTGAGCCAGTGGGAGCGCGGATCCACCAGTACCAACACATGTTGGCATAGTTTCTAACACATGTTACACATGTGACTACGTCGCTAGCTACGTAGCTCTACTACGTCGTCGTCGACGTCGTTTCCAGTAAATCTCAGTAAAAAACAAGTACTTGTTTCCATTGCTGACGTCAGCAACAATCCGTTAGGAATGCCGTTAGACTTAACGGCCATGATACTTGTCATCAAACTCCTGGTCGAAGAAAGGATTAATATCCATTTCCTCTTCTAAATCCAATTCACTCTTCTTCGCGTCTGGTTTCTTAACATTCCTGTTGTAGATTGACTTAGAGGCGATGCGACGTACGGAGTCATTGACTAGTGGCTTTGGCGCACGCACAATGCCTTCCTCGAAATTCAATGGGAGCCGTTGAGGTGGGCCCCTGAATTCGAATAAATCATGAGCGACTTTTCCATTGCGAATGTATTCAGACACTCTACGTTGAGGTACTCGACTAGCTCCTTCAGAAGACATGTCTTCTTCGATCCATTTATCGATAGTGTTCTGACCATAGCCACGTGGCTTGTTATAACGTGGTTTAGGCTGTGGCCACACAGGCTCAAGATCTCCATCAATGAGATCCTCATAATCATCAAGATCTTCTTGTTTAAACTTTCCTTGGTGTTTATACCGAGGTTGATACTTCTCGCGTGTGGGAATGTATTGAGGCTCTGCCTTCTTTTTCTGCCAATACTTTGGTGGAATGATCGAATCTTTGACGTCTAGCGTGGATTGAATGTCGAGATCCCAGTACTGACCAAAGTCGTATCCAGTGTCAACGCCTTTACGCAACCATTTAACCTTGTTGCATAACGCAGGGTCATAATTGACCTCTTTACATATCATATCCTTCGCTGCGTCTGGTTCCATTCCATTCCCAATAAGGAATGCAAACAAACCTAGTATTGTTTTATCACCTAAGGTGCCTTCAATAACAGCTTGGGCGAGTCTTCGAGGCCAGTAATCAATCCAAAACCATTGGTAATTGTTTCCTCGATACCGATTGAATCGGATCGCTTGAATTTTCGATTTCGGTAAAATTCCGTTCTTGGACATATGTGTTCTAAAACTGAGAAGGAGGAATGTGTGACGAGTGAGTAACCTAAATAACACAAATACAGTAAATCTTTACTGTCTACTACAATCTCAAAGAGTATTAAAAAATAAGTGAAAAATATATTTCTGTACAATTAAAAAACACTTCAATAAATACCCAACACAGAAATCTTCCGTCTGGTCTAATCAAAAAAAGATAAATTATCCAGGGTTTCGAACCCCCGAATAGTATTTACAAGCATAACATCAACGTTGGATATACTGACACGTTAGTTCCCCGGTCGATTAACACAGACTCTATTCCAATCCAGTTTCTTGTTGTAGTGTTTAGGAATCTGTGAAGCATAAACGCGAGTTCATCACAACACTAGGCTTCACAATTCCGTCTGTGACACTCTCATCCACTGTTGTTCCCAGTGTGAATGCAGCCCAAACTACGTAGATTCCTTGATCTGTTAGCGCCTGTGGATCAGGTCCGTTGTATCTTACGTTTCCGACTGTGCTCCCGGGCACCAAGAACGGCATAGTTTCTTGCGGGTTGACGGCGTTTGTTTTGACAATTTTATCCGATAAAATTCGGAATCTCCCCATGTTCGCGACTTTTAATTCCGCGTGAATACCTGATGAGTCCCCGCTTCCGGTGTTGACATCATCTTCGAAGACATCAGCCCAAGAGATTTGTCCGTCTGCTGAGTTGACTTGTAGGTCTTTTACGATGACAATCCGGAATGTCGTTCGCATATATTGCCAAACGCTTGTTGCGTTGCTTGCTGTGCCTAGGGCCTCGCCGTTCATGTCTCCGTTGGTAGCTCCAGCTGATGGCCCGACCAATTTAGATGCAGTGACCGTGATAGATCCTTTGATGTACTTCACCGCAATCTTATTTCCGATGCGAGTTGTAGCTGAGCTACCTTGCACAACATTTCGAAGCATGTTGTTGGTGATATTTGCTACGGTTCCCGCCGGCAGCCCTGCGAAATCGTATGGTCGCCAAGTGTTTGATTGGTACATGAAACCGTCCGATACGTCAATTGATACCGCTGTCATCCCTGTTTTTCGACCCGGCCCTGTGTATGCGACCATTGCTTTGTCGTGATATTTCTTTTCTGTGTCCCGTGCGTATCCAGACATAGCGAATTTTGTTTTAAAGCGTGTCATTCCGCCTCGGCCTCCTCGCGCGCGCACACCCGCAGTATACGCAGTACGACGACTAGGAGTACGCAGAACGCCACCAGCGCGGCGCCGGAAGGCCCCAAGACTTTGACGAGATCGGTATCTTCCATTCATTACT